GGGTGGCGAATTTGAATTCGTCGAGGTCGGCCTCGGCCTGCTTCATGGCGCGGATGAACGCGCCGAGGCCCTCGACCCGTACCGGGTCGCCGGGCACCTAGCCCTCGTCGCCGTAGGCGCCGGCCCCGACCGGCTCGGCCGCCGGCTCGCCCTCGACCGGGCCCTCGGTGCCGGTGGCGGTGGCGCCGTCGGCCATGACGGTGGGCCACGTCCACGTCGGGTCGTCCTGCAGGGGCCACTCGAAGTCGGTGGTGAGCCGGGTGTTGACGTCACCACCGATTTCGACGGCCCGGACCTGCACGGTCCCGGCGACCTCGAACGTACCGACGTTGGGCTGCCAGCTGAATTCGACGACGTCGAGGTTGTTCTCGACCGTGTACTGCACGAACCCGTCGGGCGAGTCGAAATCCTGAATCGACGTGCCGGCGAGCGACCACGAGGTCTTGACGTCGGGGGCGAGCTTGTCACCACAGAGCGTTTCGACCTCGTCGCCCGTCTCGTCGTGCGAGGGGGTGACGCGGACGTTGGTGGCCTGGCACGCGAACTCGGTGCCACCCACGCCGGCGGCCCCGCCGAGGGTGAGCGTGCCGGTCTTCAATCGGGACTCGTTGACGGCCACGGGGGCCCTCCGTTCAGCCGATGGCCTCGGTCCACCCGAGCAGGAACGCCGGGTAGTCGAGGCCGTTGAGTGAGTACGTGACGAGCTGGGCGGTCGCTATGTCGTCGAGGGCCTGGGCGGCCTTGTCGACGAGGTCGTCGAGGGTGCCCCACGTCGAGCGGTTCGCCCCGGTGGGGGCGGGGGCGAGGGCGATGAGCTCCCACCGGGCCGTGAACCCGCACCCGGTGTCGTAGGTGCGCCCGGGTGGGGGGACGAGGATGCACGGCGGGTTCGCCGCGGCGGGGTCGGTGCCGGCCCGGACACCGGCGGCGAGCAGGGCGGCGACGAGCTCGTTGGCCCGGTCGAGGGTCGAGCTCATCCGAGCACCGGCTCACGCCACGGCGACAGTAGGCGGGCGATGTCCGCGTCCTTCCCGGGGACCATCGACGAGCCCGTCTCGTCGAGGCCGACGACACCGGTCGGGGAGTTGCGCCGGGCCACGAGGCGGTTGGTCCAGAGCATCACGGCCTCGGCGAGCTCGGCGGGGCACCCGGGCGCCGGGCCGAGGGGCGGGTCGAGCAGGGCGAGGGGGCACCGGGCGCGGACGGCGTCGGTGGCCGCGGCGAGGGACGCGGCGATGGTGACGTCATCGTCGGTGTCATCGACGCGCGCCCATGCCTTGTAGTCCTCGACGGTCGGCCAGTCGCCGGCGGCCATGCCCGGGCCCCCCGGGCCCCTACTTCGCGCTCTTCGCGGTGGCGCCGGTGGCGGTGAGGGCGCCACCGGTCGGGGCGAGGATCTTGACGAACGCGTCCGGCTCGACCACGACGTCGGCCATGTAGCCATAGAACGCGATATCGGTGCCCAGCACCGACGGCTCGGTCGCGGACACCTGCCCCCCGACCTGCTCGAAGAACTCGACGGCGAAGTTGTCGCCGAGGATGAGCGTGCCATCGGCGAGGTGGGCGTCGGCGGAGAGCTTGAACGGGCCGATCATGCCGGAGAGCACGCCGGGGGAGAGCTCGCCCATGGAGTTGACCGAGGCCCCCGCGGGGAACAGAGGCCGGCCGGCGCCGTCGACGAGGGACCCGAGGCGGGCCCACATGTCGAGGCTCGCCCACAGCGTCGTGGGAAGCCGGTTGTCGACGCCGGCGACGGTCGCGGCCGCGGCGTAGAGGGCGGCGAGCCAGCCGGCGGTGTCGTCGGTGGCGACCTGCTCGGTCTGGGAGACGGCGTTACTGAAGTCGAGGCAGAACTGGGCGTCGGTGCTCTGGGCGTACATGGCGGCGAGGTCGGAGATGACGAGGTCGACGATGCCCGGCTCGGTCCAGTCACGGTCCTGCCAGCTGAGGTTCACGTAGCCGCCCTTGGTGACCTTGGTGACCGTGAGCGGGTCGATCTTGAGCGGCTGCGACGGTAGGGCGGTCTTCTCACCCGGTTGGGTGCCCACGAGGGTGTGCTGGGTGACGTGGGGCCGGGTGAAGGTCTTCCCGGCGGCCGGTAGGGGCCGCTGGGTGGCGGCCTCGATGGCCGGGCGGCGGCTCGAGATGGTCGTCCAGACCGGGCCGACGACCGGCGTGGGGATGATGCCGGGGTTGTCGGTCGTGAGTTGGTGGGCCCGGAAGAACTCGTTGAGCCGGGCCTGGCGCTGGGCGCCCCCGTGGTCGGCGTCGTTGCGGAGGAACACGTCGACGAGGTACTCGCCGGGCGAGCGGTAGACGACCTCGCCGGCGGGCCGGGCCTGCTCGCCCCGGTCCAACCGGGGCGGGTCGCCGCGCTCGGCGACGGCCGGGCCGATATCGGCCATGAGCGACTGGTAGGCGCCCTGGGCGCGGGCGAGCTCGGCCTCGGTGGCGACCTCGGCGTCGAGGCGGGTGAGGGCCTCGCGGCGGGTGTCGACGGCGGCCTGCTCGGCGTCGGTGAGGTCGCGGTCCTCGGCGGCGGCGCGTTCGGCGGTCTGGGTGAGCTCGCCGAACGTGCGGTCGCGCTGGGTGGTGAGCCACTCGAGGCGGCGGGTGGCGGTGGCGGAACCGGGCATGAGGCCCTCCGGGGGTCGACGGGGTCAATCACGTCGTCCAGCGGGAGAGGCCCGCCACGGGGCGGGGGAGGCCCGAACTACTCGCCGGCGGGGGAGGGCCCGGCGCTAACCGGGGTGAGGCCCGTCGGGGGGACTGTCACCGCGCATCGTAGCGAGCCAACCGTCGAGCTCGTCGAGGCGGGGCCTCGGCGCCGGCGGCGGCGGCCGGCCGTGGGCGTCGACCGTGGACGGTAGACCGTCGACGGCGGTGGCCCGGTGGGCGGTGACGAGCGCGCTCGGGTAGGCGCCGGCGGGGACGAGGGCGACGTGGTTGATGGCCCGCACGGCCGAGCGGTAATGGACGTCGGCGCCGCGTTCGTCGTCCCACCGGCGCTCGGTCCGGCCCGGCGTGTAGGCGACGGACATGGCCGGGGTCTGACCGTCGCGGACCTTGAACGCCGCGGCCCGGCCGTCGGTCGTGTCGTCGAGGCGGAGCTCGACGTGGAGCCCGTCGGGGCCGTCGCGCCACGCCTCGCCCCGGCCCACCCAGGCGCCCATGCCGGCCCGGGTCGGGTGCTCCAATTGGACCTTGAGGCGGCGGGCGGGCCAGCGGTCGACGACACCGGCGAACGCGCCCCGGGAGAACGCCTCGAGGTAGGGGCCCTCGCCGTCGTCGACCTCGACGACCTCGTCGTACGGGGCGGCGAGGCCGATCACGGTGAGGCCGTCGCCGTCGACCGGGACCTCGACGGGGGCAAAGGCTCGGTACAGGATCATGCGGGGGCCTCCAGTGCCGGGGCCCCGCCGGGTTCGACGGCGGGCCCGTCCGGCGGGGTGAGGGCCTCGGCGACGTCGACGGCGGTGGCGGGCCGAGGTGCCGGGGTGGCGCCGAGGGCGAGCGGGGGCAGGTCGAGCAGGGCCCGGCCCTCGTTGAGCGTGAGCAGGCCCCCGCCGTAGCCCTGCACGGCGATCGTGACCCGGGCGCCGAGGTCGGGGCGGAGCACGGCGGCCGTGGCGAACCGGGCGTCGGTCCCCCGGGGCAGGCACGAGAGACTCAGCTGCTCCTCGAGGGGCCGGAGGTACGTGCCGACGACCGTCGTGGTCAAGTATTGCTGAAAGACATCTGTGATGTTGCGGTAGGTGAGCGACGGGCCCTCGAGGCCGAGCAGGGCGCCGGGGATGCCGCACGCGATGGCGAGTTTCACGTCGTTGGCCTTGCGGGTGTCGGCCAGCTGGGCCTTTTCGGCGTCGGAGGCGACGACGTCGACGTCGGTGCCGGCGGGGACGATGAGGGCCTCGCGGTTGCGGGTCGCGGTGTTGTACTTGACCTTCAGCATGTCGGCCTGGGCCTGGGTGAGGTCGGGGTCGGGGTGGCGGAGCACGGCCGGCGGGGCGGCGCCGGTGCTGAAGTACTTCGCGGCCCACCGCTCGGCGGTCACCGCGGAGGCGAGCAGTTGGGGGTGGGTGTCGAGCAGGCCGCGGCCGACGAGCTCGCCCGGCTCGCACCCGCGTGCCACGTGAAACACGTCGCGCGCCGGGTACCGGGCCCCGCCGATCGTGTAGATGACCTCACCCGTGGTGGCGTCCTGCTCGACGGACCATTGGCCGGCGGGGATCGGATAGAGCACCTCGGGCCACCCGGTCCACCCGTCGTCGCCCAGGACCGCCACGTAGTTGCCCCGGAGGGCGAGGGCCCGCACGTATTCGCCGATGAAGTCGACGAGGGTCCGGTTGGGCCCCGGGGTCGGGTTGCGCAGGATCGGCGGGTCGGTCCCGGTCGGTTGGCCGCCCTGCCAGGCGTGTAGGCCCATTTGCACGGCGAGGGCGGTCGTCGTCTCGAGGAACGCGGAGACGACGGGGAGGCCGAGGGCCTCGTCGTCGGTGACGACGAGGGTCGGGTCCCACGTCGCCCACGTGCCGGCCCCGGCGTAGTGCATCCCGGCGAGGGTGCCCGAGCCGGAGGGGACCCGGACCGAGGCGGTCGTCCGGGGGCGGGCGGCGCGGAGCAGATCAGCCAGCACGGTCGGTCCTCTCGCCGGCCCGGAGCTCGAGGGCCAGGCCGATCACGAGGGCGGCGACACCGGCGGCGAGCAGGCCCCACGCGGCCCCGGCGAGCACGGTCACCGCGGCCACCGCGGCCACGGCGCCGGCCAGCTGGCACAGCCCGGCGACCACGAGGGGCGACATCCGGTCAGTATCGCACCAGTTTTGGCGGGTCCACGGTCCACGGTCCACGGTCCACCCGCGGCGGTACCGTGGCCGGCGTGCGCGAGCTCGACTGTTTCCCGCTCCTCGAGCGGTACCCGAAGACCTCGGGGTACGGCCAGCGGGTCGACCCGATCACGGGCGCGGCCGGGTCGTTCCACCGCGGTGTCGACTACGGGGCGCCCTACGGGGTGCCGGTCGTGGCCCCCTATGACGGGCAGGTGAGCTCCGGATATGAGTCGGGCGGGGCCGGCTATTGGTCGTGGGTCGTGAACGGGTCGGCCATGTTCAAGTCGTTCCATCACTCGACGTGCGTCGTCGCCGGCGGGTGGGTGACGGCGGGGACCACGGTCGCGCTCATCGGCTCGACCGGGTCGAGCACCGGGAGCCACGCCCACCTCGAGCTCTGGGACGGCGGCACCAACATCGACCCGACCGGATACCTCGACCGGGCCCCGCTCTATGGAGGCGACGACATGCCACTCTCATCCGACGACCTCGCGGCGATCACCCGGATAGTTGACCAGTCCATCAACTCGGCCCTCGCGTCGTCCTACACGGGGTCGCGGGCGCTGCAGGTGCAGGGCGAATCCGAGGTCTACCAGTTGGTCTACAAGTCGGGCGAGCTCTGCCGGCGGCACATCCCGAGGCCCCAGCAGATAGGCATGCTGCAGTACGTCGACGGCCTCGCCGGCCCCCGCGGCCAGGCCCCCCGGGTACTGACCGACCCGGCCGATATCGCCGAGTTTCTCGACCTACCGGAGGTGCCGTGATGGAAGCGGATGCGTTCCACTGGCTCTTGCTGATCCTCGTCGTGTTGGTTCTCGCCGTCGTGTTGTTCGGCGTGGGGCGCCGGGTCTAGTAGGCCACCCAGGTCGAGCGGGTCGGGGCGGTGTCGGCGGCCCAGAGCGCGAGCACGGCGGCGACCGCGGCGTCGATGTCGGTCGAGGTCGACCGCCGGCGCAACCCGATGGTGCCCGGCTCGCCGGGTTGGGCGGCGGCGAGGTGGGCCTCGAGCAGGTCGCCGGGTGGGGCGACCACCCGGCGGGAGACGGTGGCCTCGTAGAACGCCCTACAGGCCCGCTCGACGTCCGCGGTCGTGAGGGCGTCGAGCAGGCCCTCGACGGCCGAGCACGCCCGG